CACGGGCACGCCATAGGAGGGCGAAAAGGTCAGATCGAAATCAAGGTCTTCCGGCATGCTCAAAAACTGTCCTGCCGCAAAGGGCGCTTAAGGTCATCTTCCCGAGGTTTAACACCCGATCAACGCCCGTAAACCCGAAACCCCACGTTAATTCGTGACAATCCCGAAATTTGCCGTTGAGAGGGCGCCAAAGCTTTGCTAGAGCAAGGCCACTTCCGGTCCGGGCCAGCAATGATTTGCCCCCGACCTGTTGGGGCGTCGCCAAGCGGTAAGGCTCCGGTTTTTGGTACCGGCATCCCAGGTTCGAATCCTGGCGCCCCAGCCACATGCCTTTTATTGTTAAACTTCAACGGCTTACAAGTTTTAGAAATCTCGGATCCGGAACACTTTTTCGGTGCGCAGAACCGGGACATTGCGACTCGCTTAGCTATCGAGGATATTTGTCGCGAATGGGAAATCGCAATGACGGCATACAGCGAAGATTTTACAGAGATCGCTCACTGCGGCGGGCAGGCGACATTCGCCGTTAGATGCGATGAAAACGGTGCTTTAAGCATTGCTGCAGGGTTTCGCGGATCGAGTCCTGGCCCAATGGTCATGATCGCTATCTATGCTGCGGTCCCTCAAGGGTTTCCAGTTTCCGATGCGCGAATAGGCGGTATGGGGCAAGCGTTCGAGCCAGCATGCCCGGCTGGCTGCATGGCGGTTTTTCTAGGGTCCGACTCTCACGGCAGATGGGGTCACAGATGCCCGCGGTGCAGCGGCTACTATCGCAATGGAGAGCATCCCGCGATTTACCCCCTCACATGTCCTTATTGCGGACTGCGGACACAAGCCTACCATTTTCTCACAGAGGCGCATGTTCGATACATCAAACACTACATCGCGACCTACTACGATGCTATCGAAGCGGACCTTGAACCCGGAACCGAAACCGAATTCGTGATCGATATGGACGCAGTTGCTAGGTCCGAAGATACTGGCAATCGACCGGACTTCTATTACGCATCGGAGACACAGCAAACACGCTTTGAGTGTGTGAAGTGTGGCGAGTTCAACGATATTCGCGGACTATATGGCTACTGCGCATCGTGCGGCTACCGCAACAACATGGCAAGCCTGAACGAGAGCTTTCAAAAGCTTCGTAATGGTCTCAAAGATAAATCCATCGCGTCCGATATTGTCGTGAGTCGGGCCGTTTCCGCATTTGATGCGTCATGTCGGGACATGATCAATCAGCTTAAAAAGCGCATCCCGATGAAGCCCGCTCGAATGAAAAGACTAGATTGGCTTGTCTTTCACGACGTAGAAAGCTCCACATTTAACGAGGTCAAATCGGCCTTCGACGTTGACTTGTTAAGAGGTATCGATGCCGAAACAACTGGCTTCTTAAAGATGATGTTGGAACGGCGTCACGTCTACGAACATAACGGCGGAGTTGCGGATGAACGCTATATTGAGCGAAGCGGCGACAACTTGTGGCGAGTTGGTGACTTGATCCGAGAGACAGAGCAAAACGCTCACAAATTACTTAGCACATTGCCCATCTTGGCTCAAAATCTCCACGATGACTTTCATGAGATATTCCCATTGACCGAGTGGCCTGTTCAATATTTTGAAGAGAGGACGGGCAAGCGGAAACAATCGGCTTGGTTTGGAAAAGGTCAACCGGCCTAACGATGGTAAACCTCGCTCCCTACTTCCGAAGTTATCAATTCGCGCACGGCCTTCGAATGCTCGAAAAGGGATATCGTGCAGCGCAGGATTCCCTTGAAGAAGAATTGAAGCGTATCGAACACGATTCGGCGGCATATGACTTGGCAGTCGCTAACGGGGCTGATCTGATCGCGGAATACGATGAGGACGGCTTCCGGCTATGGGAACAGTCTCAAGTGTATGAGGCTCAAATTGATGACATTCATTCGGCCCTGTTCGAAGTTCGCAAAGCGTTCGTGATCGCGCTTTATCACTTTTGGGAAGACTCTGCGGCCCACTGGATGGACTTGAACGGCAAACAGGCGAGCCATGAAGATATGGAGCTTTATTGTTCTCGCGAAGGCTACGGCCCGTCTCCTGATCTAGGCGCTGTTCGATGCCTTGCAAATCACCTCAAGCATGGCCGAAACTCGCGCAACGACTGGCTTGTGCGACTGAGGAACGAACATCCCTCCTTTCTTCCACCCCAACGAAGTAAGATTTTCGGCTTCTCTGAAGACACATTATTCAAAGTTGTCGCTGTCATATTCGCGTCTGGGCCAACCGCCGCGACTTAAGTCTCCCGCTGGAATTTCGGCTTCCACCCGCGCACAAGGCCGGGACATATGAGCATCGCGCGGTTTCAAGCTGGTGACAGAGAAAGTCCGCGTCGGGCATGACGCTAGTTCTGGCTTCGCGGCTCATGCGATGAAGGCATGTTTCCGAATATCGGCGCTCATCCAGTTCGGCAAGCTAGCGTCAGCCTGCTTAGCCCTTTCGTCATAAAGGCTTGCTGGCCGGGGCTTGCCGGAAAGCATCATCAGAATGCCTTGAGCTTGCTTCTCTGCTTCCACGGCGAACTCTTCGTCAGAAAACATGAAGAAGGAATAGCGAAATACGCGCTTCGCCGTGTCGAGACGAAGGCGCGCATCTTCGGACGAAGGATTGCTCGCTAAGTCCTTCCGCGCCAGCATCAACGAATCTATGGCCGCGAAACTGGTAGTAAGCCTGTTGAAGGGGAATTGCGTCTCGCGCGCGCCCACACTGTCCAAAAACTTCTGAAGTTCTTGATCGCCAGCAATCTTCGCTAAGACCTGTCGGCAGATGTCGTCTGAGTTTCCGTGACGTTTTACGTTCTCAATGGCATCAAACGCATCTCGTTCGGCAATCTTCTTCCCTATGCGCTGCAAAACTAACTTCCGCAACCACTTTAACATGCGTGCCCCTTCCCCCGTGATGGTGTAAACATTGCCGATAATTGAGGCTTGCGCAACGAAAAAGCCCGCCGGGAAACTCGGCGGGCAATTGATCGCAGGCGACGATACCGCCCTGCTACGCTGCGGAGTCTCCGACCATAGCGCTGAAGATGATGTCGCGAAGCTCTGCCTTCGTCGCCTTCTGAAGGGCGAGCAATGCCAACTGGTCGCGAATGGTCGGAAGGTAGTCTTCCGGCTCATCATCGTTATCGGCCATGCTGGCGAGGATTTCCGCCCGCTTGGCTTCGAGGGGGTCGCCGTGAAGATCTCGCGCGCCGGACACCATGCGCTTCAGTTCAGGGGAGAGCGCCATCTACGCGGTTCCCATCGTTTCGCGAAGCTGCCCGCCGATGTTGATCAGCAGGTTGTCATCAAGGTAGGTCGCATGTTCGGGGCAAAGAACCGCGTCCCTCTGCATATCCCGGTCGGCAACTGCCATGAAGTCGGTGTGCGTCCGGCCCTTGTAGAGCAAGAGCTTGCTCCATCCCTGTTCATCGGGGTTCTTCGTGATCTTGCCGCACCCGTGCCATGCGCAAGCGGAAGGCAACTTGAGGAAGTCAGAAACGCTCATGGTTGATACAGAAAACTTTGCGGCCCTACGACGCTCGTGACGGTTTGCCATTATGCGGTCTCCCGTTCTGCCGGATACTGTTCCAAGGCTGCCAGCATGTAGCCGCCAAGTTCAAGCAGAAGCCCGGCGAAAACTGCCACGTTGTTCTGAACCTCTTCGTCATCGGACGTGCCGAACGAGAGGGCTTCCATTAGTTCCGACACGGAACGCGGAAACGCGAGCCCGTGGTCAGACATGGCGCAATGGAAGCTTCCGATATTGTCGGCCTCGCGATCATGATTGACGAAGAACTCGCCAAACGTTGCGGCGGGTGCCGTGGCCGTGGTATTTTCATTCGACATTGCGATTTCCTTCTCTGTTATCGCTGTGGTCTGGATTGCGGGACGGCAAAGCGAAGTGTGGTAGCGGAGCTTCGCCGTTCCCTTTCTTGACGGGCTATTCGCCCGATGCCTTCCACTGTGGGAAGGCCCAACGGACCTGCTTACTTAGCTGGTGTCGTGTGGTTTTCAGTCGAGCGATCTCGTCGCCGTCAACCGGGGTTACTTTCTCGGCTTCCAAGAGCCTCGCCTCAATCTCGGCCCGCTTGTAAGCCGAGACGACGGTCGCAAGATCGGTCGCCGCATCGATGAAAAGTCCGATGAGCAGTTCTGCCTTCGCAAGCGAAGTGGCCGCGTTGTTCAGATCTTCGGCTATCAAGGCATCATCGTCACCGGGCTTGATTCCGCTGTCATCATCAAAAACGAACCATTCGTCACCCAAGACGCCGTGATACCAACTCAGGTTCACGCCCCCGTGCTTCTGAAAATATTCGAAGAACGGTGTGCGGAGGTCCGGCGTTGCAGAGTCGAGTTCGGCAAGCTTGCGCTCGCGCTCCCGTTTGCGTTGCTCTCTCTTGTATTCGGCCCAAGTCTTCTTTGGCATCACTGACCTCCGCTGTCTTGGACGTATTAGTCCAACACTATTGGACTATCAAGTCCAATTTATTGTCCAACGCCGCGCGATCTTCACCACGTCATCCTGATCATCACCGTGATTGAGCATTACTAAATGAGTCAGGTCGGGTGATTTGGCAAGACAGAGAAATCAAAATAAGACAACAAAAACAATAAGTAAGCGTTTACTTATCTCGTTCGATTGAACGAAAAAAAAGCCCCTCACGCCGACGAGAACGTGAGGGGCTTTTTGGGGTGCCGGTCGCACTAGATGGAAGTCATCAAGTCAGGCGGCAGCCTTGTCGGCGAGGCGCTGCACCTCGCGTTCCTTCTTCGCCTTGACCGATGCTGCGATCTTCCGGCGCTTCTGCAATTCGAAGACGGTGATACCCTGCCGGTCGGCCTCGCGCGCCTGTTCAGCGTCGAACTTCTTCTTCCGCGCGGCAGCCTTCTCGCGTTCGAAGAAGCCATCAGCAAGCATCTTGGCGAGGCCAAGGTCGCGATGGCGCTTCCCTTCAGTGCCGAAGGGTGAAACGTCATCCGGCAGGGGTGCGAGGGGAAGCGGCTGCTTGTATTCGCGTTCCCATGCCGCGACTGCCGCAGTGAGCGCCGCGATCTTGTGTCCCTTGGTCATCGCCAGGAATTCGACCACTTCCGGGGAGGTCGGGGTAAGTAGCACCTTCTTCTTTGCCATTTCACGTTCTTCCTTCTTTGCCGCCCGCATCTTCGCCATGCGGTCCTTTGCCTGCTTGTTCTTGTGTGCCTTCACCTCTGCCGGGGTGAGGCTGCTCAAATCCTGCCGTGCCATTGTTCGAACCTCTGTTGCGCGCAAGGATAGTTATAGCGGCCAGCCGGAGCGGCTGCGCAAAAAGTCGGAAAATTCTTGAGAGGCCGCGAAGGGTAACAGGTTCCGGCGTTCTAGGTCAGAGTAACCGCAAGCAGCGTTCTAGCTCCCGGAAGCGTAATCATCTGCCGCGTTCCGGCAAGCGTAACCAAATCCTCCGTTCGTTAATATGTATATATTAGATACTAGATAAGATAATAGAATTGCTGGAACGCTCGCCTCTGTTACGCTGGTGAGATACAGGTCCCGGCTAGTCGTTACCGCGTCCGGGCGGGAAGTAACCCATACCGATTGAGATGGTCCCGGCCGGTCGCTTCGCTCCGCGGCGCGGAACCTGTATCCTGTCGCAAGGGGTTTGCTCCCCGTTTCCGCCGTAGAGAGTCGCTGAGAGGCGTTCCGACAGTGGGATGAGGAAAGACACGGCCAAACCGACAAAACGCGCCGGTGACTCTCTGTGAGTCAAACGGCAGCGCTTAAAGGTAAGGACTAGCGGCTCCTCGTGTTCAGCATGTTGCCGGGCCGGGTCTGCTTCCTGAATTCGTCGGCGATTACGCCGCGCATCGTTACTTCCATCTGTCTCGCCATCTTCGAGGCAAGGTCTGCATTCTGTTCCGGCGTGCCAGAACTCCCATTGACGGTAACGGGTGCGGAAATGCTGATCTGCTGAGCGGGTGCGGCGTTGCTGTTTGCAGCCTTAAGATTCGGCTTGCGAATCGCGGGCGCGTTACCGACGTAACCGCCTATCGCGTATCCCTTGAGCGATGAATGCAGGGCGTCGAGGTTGGCAACGCCCGCGCGCCGGGTCGCTTCCTTCGAGAGCACGTATTCCCCGCGGTGCACAACGCCTGCGGCCTGATACTTCCCGCCGTCACCGGTATAGCCACCGTCCGCGAACCCAAAGAGTGCGCCAAGAATACCCGTCCCCTGTCCGCCGAACAATCCGCCAAGCGGTCCCTTGCCGAGAAGCGCGGCCTGCAACGTGGCGTCAATCAGGCTCGAAAGCAGGTTCTGCAGTGCGCCGTTCAACGTCTGCGTGCCGGTCAACAGGCCGGACAGGGACGACGTGAAGCTTTCAGCGAAATACTGCTGCGCGTTCTTGAGGCCATCTGCCGACGCGGCAACCTGCTGGTTGGTGCCGTCAAGCTGCTGGGTGAGCGTGATCTTCTCGCGAAGCTTGGCAAGTTCCTGATCGGTGAGCGTGATGCCCGCCCGCTTGGCTTCCTGCTGGGCCTGATACACGGCAAGCTCGACACGCTGCTGTGATGCTGACATGCCGAAAATCGACTGTTCGAACCGGGCGAGGTCAAGCCCTTCCTGCACCGACTGGTTCAAGCTCTTGCGCGCCGCGTCCTGCTGCTTGATGAGTTCGGTGCGCTCGCGTTCGCTATCGGTCGGTGCGAGCGGCTGGGCTGCGGTCGGCGTCCCGGCATAGGCGTTGCGAATGGCGCCGTCATCGACGCGGCGCAGCCCCTCCCATTCGTTGCGAAGGCCAGCCGGATCATTGCCACGACGGCGAAGAAGGGCGCGGGCAAGTTCGTCCTGGGTGTCCTGATCGAACAGACGATCACCGGAAAGGCTAAGCTCCTTCATCAGACCTTCGAGGGTGCGGCCCGTAATCTGGTAGCGGCCAAGCGCTGAAGAACCCTTGCCGTCACCATAAAGCGCGCGGTTCGCCGGGTCGGCGAGCATAGAGCGCTGTAAGTCGCGGACCTGATTAAGAGTCATGCCGGTGAGGTTCTGTGCTCCACCGGTCCAACGGCCATTGTCGAGGGTCGCGTTGTAGTCCCCGCCACTTTCGACGCTGGCGATGAGGTCAAGAATGTTGTCGTGCTTGCCGAACCGGGCGATGCTCTTGGCCCGGTTCGCGAGGTCGGTCGCGTTCATAACCTCGCCCATCGTGCGGGCGTTCTGCACGGCCTTGGTATAGGCCGCATCAATGCCGTCCGTCGTGGCGAGGGTGTCCAGTTCGGCCTTCAACTCCGGCACGAGGTTCTTGAGTTCGATGAGAGCGGTCTTAAAGTTCGCTGCTGCGGTGACGTTGCCGCCGAACGCGCCGGACAGGCTGTTGCTTGCTGCGGACAGTTCCTTGAGCGCCTGCTTGAACTCGTCGCTTCCGCCCGTTGCCTCGTGGATCTGGTCATCGACGGCAGACAAGGCCGCGCGAAGCTGGCGAAGTTCATTATCGCGAACTACGCCGTTAAACGGGTTGCTTTCAGTGTCCGCAATCATGCGGGCAATCTTCGCCCGCTGCTCCTGAAGCTGCGCAAGCTTGCGTTCCGGGCTGTTGGCGTCGGCGATAACCTTGTCGCGTGCGCCACCGGACGGGTCATTGATGTAGCCGATGATCTTCGAAGCGACGTTCACGCCGTCGATAGCCGCCTGCTTGGCGTAAACCGTGAAATTGCGCCACATGGTCGCGAACTCACGATCGATCCTCCTCGCGGCCTCAATCTGTTCTTCGCTGAAGGTCGCGGCCTCGCTGCGGATCTTCTGAATTTCCGTGACGGACAAGCCAAGAACCTTAGCCATCTCTTCCGCGCCGGTTCCGCCAAACACCTCGTCAAGGATACGGGTCTGCGCTGCGGCGTCCATCTGCTGAAGCTTTGCGATGATTTCGTCCATAAACCGGCTGGGGTCTTTCAGCTTCTGCGCAACGTCCACGGCGCTGTAGCCGAGCCGCTGGAAGGCTTCTTCAGCGCTACCCTTGCCAGTCTTCGCGAACTCGTCGCCGCGAATGTTGAGTTCCTTCAGGGCGTCGGTGACGCCGTCGATGCTCATGCCGGTAGCGGTCGCCACCTGCGTCCACTGCTGCCAAACCTTCGACGTAACGCCAGCCTTGCGAGCCTCGCGGTCTACTTCCGCAACGCTGTTCGCGATCTCTCTGAACGCAAGCGCCGCACCACCGACGCCAGCAACAATTGCGCCGCCTGCCATAAGCGGGGCGAACATTCCTTCGAGCTTACTGGCGATCGATGCCGACGCCTTGGACATGGACTTTTCCATGTTGTCAGCCGACTGCCGGGCGCGGCCTTCCATCTTCTTGAAGTTGTCGTTAGTGGCCTTCCCGGCGCGAGCCATGTCCCGCTCATACTTTGTAAGGCGAGCTTCAAGGCTAACGACAAGGCGCTGAGTATCATCCATTTTGGCTGTTCCTATGCTGCTTCTTCCCACATGGCATCCATGCGGGCGGCGTATTCGTCGGGGTCAAGTTCGTGGAGAGACGGTGCGTTGTCGTTCGCCGCTGCCCGGAAGACGGACAGTGCGGACGCGATAGCGCCGTCGATATGGTTCGAATGGCGGGTGCCCTTGTGCATCGTGGTCAATTCGCTGGCGCTGGTCGCGCGCTTGACGACAACGCTTTCGAAGTGATTCCGAAGGATCGGGTGTGCGCCGTGCCGGATGCGGCGACCGTTGACGATGCGCTCAAGGTCGCAAATCGGGCCGTGCATGTGCTTCGCGGTCTGGGGAAGCTGAAGCACGTTGATGCCATGATCTATTAGCTTCGCCATGAGCGGGCCGGCAAGCGACGGATCAAAGACGACTTCCTTCACGTCGTAGGTGCCGCAAAGATCGATGATCTTGTCGGCGATCATGTCGGGTTCGATCACCGGGCCGTCGATCACGTTCAAAAGCCCCTCATCGCGCCACCTGACATAGGGAACCTGTTCGCGCTTCCCCTTGTCTTCAAGACCTTCGGACGGCAGGAAGAACCACGGGTGAACCACGATACGTCCGTCATCGTGACGCCATGCGCCGACGATGGCAGTGAGGTCGCCGGAACGGGACAGGTCAACGCCAAGCCAGCACGGCAAGCCTTCAAGGTCGGCGAGGTCAAAGTTCGGATCACGGCCCGCGTCATAGACGGCCATATCGAACAGCGGATCGCGGGAAGCGGCCTGCCACATATTGAGGTGGAACTGCTGGAACGCGAACCGTTCGGCGGGCCGGTGCTCGGCCTCGCGCGCCATCGTCTGCAAACCGCCAAGATCGGGGAAGCCATGCGCAAGGCCGGGGTTGAGCTTGTGCCACACGGCTTCATCACGCCAATCGTCGCCGGGTTCGGCTTCGAAGATGATCGGTAGAAACGAGGGGTCGTCAATCTCGCCGGTGGCAACCTTCCGGGCGTAGTCGTAAATCTCGAAACCGATGTTTTCCTGTCCACGGCCTGCGGTCGTGGCGATAATCATGAGCGTGTCGGGAACCTTCGCCATGCCGGACTTCAGAGCTTCCCAAAGGTCGCGGCCCTTCCATGCGTGGATTTCATCGACAAGCACAAAGCTGGGCGTCTTGCCGTGCTGGGCGGCGCCGTCGCTTGAAACGGCAAGAAGTTCAGCCTTGTTCGGGCGGCACATGATCTTCTTTGCCGAGTTATGAGCGTCATAGATGCGGGTCGCGGCGACGATGCGGTGATCTTCGCGCACGATGTTCGCGGCTTCCTTAAAGCCGATGCCCGCCTGTTCGCGGTCGGACGCGGCAAAGATCGCCTGCCCAGCCGGGCGAGCTTCCGGGCCGATGGTATGAAGAAGCGCCCACGCTGCCGCGATACTGGTCTTGCGGTTGCCACGCGGCAGCATCAGGAAGACCGTGCGGACGATCCGGCTTCCATCGGGATTGCGCGGCCCATAGATGCGCCGGGTCATGCGCTCCTGAAAATCGTAAAGCTGGAAACGGCCCTTCGCTTCGGTGCTTGCCGGGTGCTTCAATGCCTTGATAAAATCGACGGCTTCCTGTCCGTAGCCGAACGGGTCATCGATAGGACTGCCGTCATTGATCCACTGCGGGAACGCACTCTTAGGCATGAGTGCGGTTCCTGCCGATGCTCATCGGATTGTCGTCGTCATCGTCGCCACCGGCTGCGCTTCTGACACGGGCACGCGATACCGGCGACAAGCCATATTCGGCGGCAAGCTGCCGCGCCGTCTGCATTGCCTTGTCCTGAAGGCGGCAAAGCTTCATGTCGATTTCGCCGGACGCGCGAAGGGTGTCTTCAATCTCGCGGACAAGACCACGGGCGCGGCAATAGTCTTCCACGCCACCGAGGTCGCCACGCGTAATAATCCCGCGTTCCATCAGGCCGGGCATGATCCGCTTCCATTCGGCGCGCGCATAGGTCGAAAGCTGCTTCGGCGCTGCCGGTGCCTTTGCCAATGCGCTGCTATCGGGTGCAATTGCGGGCTTTACGCCACGAAGGTGGGTCACTTCAGGGCCTCGCCGCGAAGTTCGAGCGCGTCACGCCTGCCGAGTTCCTTGATTTCCTTGATGCCGTAGGCCGTGCCGTCGTAGGTCACGCGGTCGGCGGACGTGATGCCAGGACAATAACGGACACGGAAAATCACCGTGCCGGTCTCTGCCTCGCCGTAGCCGGTGAAGTATTCGCTCGCCGTCTGCTGAAGGACTTCAGCCCATACCGTGGCGACAGGTGCCCAAGCCTTCACGACGCTGCCAGACGGCTTTACGGTTTCAGCCTCGCGTTCGATGGTGATGCGACGATCCATGTTCCCGATGTTGAGCATCAGACTGTCCACCGAATGAGGGCTTCGACGGACAGGACGCCGTGCCCATAGGCCGGGTCGGGATCGCGCGGGAACCGGGAAGCCGTGACGCGGAGATGATCGCAGGCGCACCCTTCAAAAAGCAGGGGCTTGTCGAGCGCTGCGGTCACAGTCCCTGCAATCTCCTTTGCGGCATCCTGCCCGGCGTCGAGCGTCCAAATATGCAGGTCAAGATATACCCACGCCGTCCGCTGGCTGCTGTAGTCGTGGCCGTGCAAGGCGGTATTGCCGTCGCTCATGATGATGCAAGGCGTCTTGTCGGGCCGGGTGCTGCCCGAACGGATATGATCAGCCGGAACAAGGTCGGTCACTTCCTGCTTCCCGATAAGCCGGGTGCGGATAGCAGTCTGAAGGGCAAGGGTCGGTTCGATCATTTCGCATTCCAAGAGTCTTTGACGGCCTTCTTTGCGGCGCGGTTGATACGGTTCTGAAGGCGCTTGCGGAGAAGGCGAAGGGCGGGCCAAAAGAACGGCTGCGCTTCAGCATTGGCCGTGCCGTATTCGACAAGGTGCGGATAGCGCACGTCCTCATTACCAACGGTCACGAGCACTTCAGTTTCACCAGCAACGCGGGAACCGCCCGGCTGACTAAAGGGCGGGGTATGCTGGCCGGGTGCGGTGACTTCGATGCTGTCGATGAGCGCGCCAGTATCGCGGGACGTTTCGGCAAGCAGCTTCTGGTAACGGGCAAGCTCGTTGCCGGACTTAAGAAGGGCCGGAAGCACGGCCTCACGCGGCGCGCGGGCGATGCGGTCGAATGCTGCCATCGTTTCGGCGAGGCCGTTGTTGCTCTTATTCGCCATCGCCGAACCACCCTTCGCGGTAGCTGTCGAGGATAGAAGCCACGCCCTGCGGTGCCATATCGACCGAAAGGCCGTAGGTCGCGAGGCTGCGGACTTCGTAGTAGTAGGAAACGAGCTTCAAGACGGCGTGCTTGATGTCAGCCGGGACAGGATCGAAGTCGGCGAGCGGCTTACCGATGTAGTTCGCGGCCCACGTCTCTGCGGCGTCGATATAGAGCGTGATAAGCTCATCTTCAGCGGTTCCGTCCACCTTCATATGAGCCTTGGCGAGGTCGAGGCTAACAGCCGTCACGCGTCAATTCCTGAAAAAGTTATATTCGGTGTCTCTTGCGAAGTGCTCCCCGCGCCGGTCCCTAAAAGGGCCGGTAAATTGGAGCGCACCCCCCTGTCGAACATTCTTTAATCTCTGCTGACTAGTGTGCATCTCGGCCTTCGCGGCTACTTACATCTCGGATTGAGGGTTCAGTCATGTGGGCAATCGCCACGCAACAAGACGTTGCTTTCTTCAAAGACAACAGATCCGTCGTTTCTGTATACCTTTCAAAGGGATATGACGCCGAGAACACTCGATGGATCCTTGATGCCTGGGCGGGATTCAACCATGACTCAGGGCACAACTGGCACTTGCTCATTCCCTGCCGAAGCGGCGCATTCGAATTGAACGAACAAACGGTGCGGCGCGAACACGCGACAAAGAAGGTCGTTGATAAGTTGATCGATCCCGACCTGTATAATGTGGAAGAAGCCCGCAAGATCATCACTGCGAACAAGCTGGACGACGAAAAATTTCCGCTGCTGCTGTTCGAGAACTTTGATCCGGATGGATCCCCGTTCTTCCTGAGCCTACGTGACTTGAAACGATCAGAGATGACTGAGTTTCTTGAGGATGTAGCGAAGCTTATTGAACGAGAAACGGAACTTGGGCCATTGGATAACGCAAATTTCCGGAAGCGCTGCCACGAAGAGATACAGATGCTCGCGCGCAAGAAATGGGCGGGACGTATTGGCATAAAAGCCTTGGGCGTAGGCGCAACAGTGCTTGGCTTGGCTTTTGGGGCAATACCATTCATCTAGATCCGACTTCCTGCCGCTGCTTGAGAGAGTTGTGGCAAGGCGCACAAAGGGGCTGCCAGTTGGCGCGGTGCCAGAACAGGCGCTTGTCGCCACGGTGCGGGATGATGTGATCAACGACAGAAGCAAGGCGGGTGACGCCGTGCTTGCTGCACTCCCGGCAGTGCGGGTGCAGTGCCAGGTATTCGAGCCGGGCCTTGCGCCATTGATGGTTATAGCCACGGGCGCGGGCCGAAGGACGGCGTGCGTCGTGGCGAGCGTTGCGTTCGCGGGTCTGCGCACGCTGGCACTCACAAAAAACGCCATGCGCGACAACGCGGCCACAAGAGCAGATGCGGGCAGGCTTGCTCATGATCCGCTCGCGATCTTCATCTTGAGCGCCTGAAGTCCCGCGCGGTCAAAATCAGGGTCAAGGCCACCGGCGACGTTGCGCGCGGCCTGTTCGGGGTCCGGTGCCTTTGCGGTCGGCTTGTCATCCTCGCCGCTGCCATGGATCGCCTTCAGCTTGGCTACATGTCCTGCATAGGCGCGGGTGATCTCGGTCGGGGTTGCTTTCCATGCCTGTTCGGGCGTCCAGCCAAGCCAGCCGGTCGCGTTCTCGTAGAGGTCATCATAGAAGTCGGACCAAGCGACGGACTTGCCGGAAGCGCAAACATCGGTCGCCTTCGGATCGGGCGCGGGCATAAGCATAGAAACGAGTTCGGCAAGCGGCATACGTGCCGGCCCAATGAAAGAGGAAAGCGGCTTTCCGGGTATGCCAGCCAAGAAAGCCGCCGCATCCTGCACGGGGGACGAAGCCGCGCGGATGATCTCAGAGATAACGGTGAAGTTGCCTTCCTCAAGCGCCCGGAACATCGCCGGGAAGCCGAAGCGATCTTCAAGGGTGACAGCGGCCCGCAAGGAAGGCCGAAGCGTCACGGTGTTGCCACCGTGTGCAAGCGTTACCTGTTCATATGCGGGCCGCTGGTAGGTCATGGCTTAGGCTGCGACCTTCAGCTTCGTCAGGGCTTCGCCCATAACTACGCGGCCACCGACACGACGGCGAGCGTGAAGCTTGATGATGCCGTTGCTGGCACCGGTCAGCTCGTCGCGAATGATGGTGAAGCCGACACGGTCGGCAACGGCGTAGCCGTTTGCGAAGTCACCGAAGACAATGGGCGTATTGCCCGCGACGGCGTCGGGCATGTCCACGGCTTCATAGACCGGACGGCCGAGCAGAAGAGGCGGCTGGCCTGCGGTGATGGACCGTTCCCAGAGATACGCGCCGTCAGTGTCCTTGAGCTTGCGAACCGCCGCCATGGTCTTGCGGTTCATGAGCCACGAGCCGTTCGCTGAATAGGCGGTCTTAATGCTGTAGAACAGGTCGATGAGGTCATCGGCTACGATCTCCGCTTCGACTTCGGCAACGTCGTCGGACGTGAGGACGCCTTCTGCCTGCGTCGTGCCATTGCCGTTGACGAACCAACCGGCTTCCTTCTGGCCGAACCGGCGAGCGATGTGATTGCCGAGATAGCTGGAAAGGTCGATCTGAGCATCCTCAAGCAGGATGCGCGTCACCGGGACGATAACGGCCATTTCGAAGGGCTTCAGGTCGATCTGGTCGAACGAAGGTTCGCTTTCCGGGCGTGGCGCGGTTTCCGCAACTTCGCCAACCGTGACTTCATCGACAAGGCGGGGAAGCTGAAGAAGCGGGCCGGACATGGTGATGGTCTGGGCAAGGCCACGAACCGGCGAGAACTCTGCGACCTTTTCGAGGATCGAGGTCGAGACGGCTTCCGGTGCCAGAATGCCGCCCGTCGAAGGGGTGGCGTAGCCGAGCGACTTGACTTCGTTCGCGTCACCGGAACGCACGAAGTCGGCGAATGCCTTCTTCTCGCTGTTGTCGTTAGCGCCTGCCGGATGGTTGTTGTTCGCGGCAAGCGGGCGGTTGGCCTTCGCTTCCAGCTTGTCCATGCGGGCCTTGATGGCCTTCAGTTCATCGGCAGACACAACCGGATCACTCTTCATTTCCGGGACGTTCTGCATTTCTTCGTTTTCCATAAGTCCTTCCTTGAGGTGGGATTTGACGACGGTGACGTGCGCGCCGGGATGGACCGGGCGACGGCAAAGGCTTATTTCGTTGACAGTGATGGACTTGAAGACGCGGCCACCTGCGGCGCGCGGTTCGAAGCCGGTGTGACGGAAGCCGATGGACAAACCGGCGATCTTTCCGGCCTTCAACTGCCGGTGAGCATCGCGGGCGGGTCCGATACCTTCCACGAACAAGCGGCCCTTCACTTCAAGGCCGCTGTCGGTTTCGGTGCAGGTCTCCCAGACGCCCACAACCTTCTGCTGGTCATGTTCCATGACCATGGGCACGCTGCTCGCAAAGGCGACGGTGCCCTTTTCGATCACGTCGCCGACGCTGTCCGGCGAGCCGAAGGGCCAAGCGATGCCGGTCACGGTGCCGGTGTCGTCAATGGAAACGTTCGCCTTGATTTCGAGGTTCTGCGTGTCCGTCATTCGGCCACGTCCTTGTAGGCTTCGCGGATTGCGCGAAGAAGAAGACGATTGGAGCGGGCGACGAACTGTTCGACCTGATCAATGGAAGGCGTCACAAATACCGGTTCACGGTCATAGGACTTCGAAGGCTTCTGGATATTCGGCGCGCTCACAGAACTGCCTCCTTGGCGGTTTCGGTGTCCGGGGTGCCGGAATAGCGGGCGTCGAGAATGTCGAACGCCAGCAGATACAAGTCAGTGATGAGCATCGAGCGGCTGTAGATGCTGACGAGCTTATGAGCCGCATCCGGTGACATACCGCCCCCGATAAGGCCGGTGCGGATGACTTCGGTGAGGTCGAAGAAATGCGCGGCCATCGCCCGGAACCGGGTGTGCAAGGCCAGGATGCCGACGCCCGTCGTGCGCTCAAGCTCGTGAATCATTTCGGCTGTGAGGGCGAAGGTCTTTTCGCCGTCTCCGAAAAAGGCGGTGTGCTGCATGTTAGGAAGCTTCCTTCGGCGGCTGGCGTTCTGCCGGGCCGGTCGTGGTCGTCGTGGTGTAGGGGTTTGCGAGTTCGTCGCCGCCCGGCAGTGCGGGCAGGTTCATCGCGGCGCGGACTTCGTTCGGGGTCATGGCGCGCATCGCGACAAGCTTGCCGAAGATCTCGGCACGGCCTGCCGCATCGGCGCGCTGAAGATCGTCAATGACGAACTCAAAATAGAGGGTATCGCGTTCTTCTTCCGTAAGAAGGACGGTCGCATAGGCGTCCTGCCACTTGTCGAGCCACGGGCGAAGGCAAAGCTGCAAGAAGCTTGCGGCCATCTGTTCCGCGTTGCTCCAGGTCGCGCGTTCAAGCTGATAGAGCATGTGCGGCGGGACACCGAAGACGCGAGCGATTTCGTTGATCTGTTCAAGGCGGTTTTCGATGAACTGCGCGTCGGTGCTGGCAAGTGCCATCTGCTGATAGCGGAAGCCGTTCGGCACGATGAGCGGGCGGTTCGACTTCCCGCCGCTGAATGCCGCCCGGTAGTCGCGCAAGATATTGGCGATGGTCTTGGTTCCGGCGTCCGTGTCGGGAACGGCGTTCTCCGTCCAGAACATCGCGGACGGACGTGCGCCATCGCTGAAGAGGTTTGAAGTGTGCTTTTCGAGGGTGAGGCCGATGCCGATGGCTTCGCGGCCAAGCTTGACCGGCGAGACGCCCGCGAAGGCCGGCACATAGAGAACGTCACGATAGGAAAGCCGGACCTGCCCGCGTTCGGTCGAGACAAGATAGAAGGGTTCGCCGTCGTCCTCGCAACGGCGCTGCACCTTCGACGGGTCGAGGCGGTGAAGCTCAAGGGGGCGATCATCGGACGCGCGGACAACCTGCGCGTAACCAGCGCCATGAAGCAGGGCGTCAACCGTAAGGTCGATGCGAAGCTGCCCGGCGCTCGTCCAGTCGTTCGCGCGGCTATGGGTGATCTTGTGGCCGGGGTGACCCTTAGCCGCTTCCTTGCTGTCATCGGCTTCGCGATAGAGCTTGCAAGGAAGTGAACCGAGGGTTTCAGAGATCAAACGGACGGCCTGAAGAACTGCCGGAACGTGCATCGCGGAATTGCCAGTAACGAAAACGCCGGATGTAGTCGGGATAACGCCGAAGATCTCGCTAATCGCGGGATCAGTGAGGGAATACGCCTTCAATTCTGCCGGAAAGCCAAGTGCTTTCTTTGCGCTTGAAACAATTCCAGTGAAATCCATTAGGGTCCGTCCTCAATTAACTTGAGGAGAGAGTCCCATATCTCGAATCGCTTGTGAATCCCTTTATGTGAATAATTTCCTATTTAATAGGATTATTTTCGAGATGGGTGAGGTCGAGGCTCGGATAAGCGATCGCGTTGATGAGTTCGACGCGCTTTTCAAGGACGCCGTGCTGCAATATGCCATAACCACGAGTGACCGCGTTGCCGCTCACATGGCCGAAGACGAAATTGAACTCGTCATCCATGTAGCCAGCCCGGCGAAGGGCATCGAACGCGCCGTGCCGGAATGAATAGAGCGACATACCACGTCCCTTCTTTAGGCCGATGCGGGTGAGATAGCGTCCGAACTCACGGCTGTAGTCGGCAATCATCTGGCCGCGCGAATTGCGCTCTGCTGACGGGAACAAGCGGGTATGCCCTGCCTTCTGCATGTCGCCGTGGTAGTCGAGGAAGCCGAGCTTGACCAGTTCCGGGTGAACAGGGATCATCCGCTTAGAACCTGCGGTCTTTACGCTCTTGAAGTCTTCAAGGTCGTCGTCGTCGCCTTCCGTCTCGGTGATGTCCATTATCCAGTGTTCGCCTTGCTGCCTAACGTCAGACAGCGAAAGCTGTGCGATCTCTGCCGGACGTGCGCCCGAATAGAGCATGACAAGCGGAACCCAATATCGATGGTCGCGGATTAGGACGTTGCCCGGCTTGCTCCAAAAGCGGGGCGCTTCGTCGTTCTGGCAACCGACGAACAGCGGCGAGTTGAATAGCGCCGTCATCTGGTCGGACGTGAAGGGGAAGACCTTCTTCCGCTTGTCCTTCGGCAAGTTCATGCCATCGACAGGGTTGCTATCAATATAGCCGTGAGCTTCGAGCCAATTGCAGAACGAACCGAGGCCGGACAAGTAGCGATTGACCGTGCGGGGCGACAGGACCGGCTTGCCGACCTTCTCATTGTGCTTAATAGTCTGGACGATATCCATGCCCTTGAAGGCGGTCGTCTCGGTCGCCTTCACCGGGTATTTGACCAATAGCGCCTTCCACTCGCGGACGGCCTTCTTATCGATGCTTGAGGCAGGGAACGTGACGCCTACGTATTGGACGAACGTGCCGATGTCACGCCGGGCCTGATTAAGGGTATCGACCTTGATGCTCTTAGGGTTCTCGCTGGCGTAGTTCTCGAAAAGCTCCATGATGGTTTCGCCGGGTGCGGCGACTTCCGGGGCGGGGCGCTTTGCGGGCTTTACGATAGGGTCGGCGGGTGTCCCGGTGAAGTCGCCCTTGTCGCGCTCAAGGGTGCGCTTCAGGCCCTCTATCTCTGCCCGGATCATGAGAGAGCAAAGTTCAAGGTATTCGTCCGATCCTACCTCTACAATTAGCTTGTGCCGGGTGATGAAATCGGTGACTGCCGGTTCAATCAGACGGGTATCGGATGAGGCGAGGGCGGTCTTCAGGGCTTGAAGTTTTCGGGTGCGAATGTTGGCGTCATCGGTGCGGGCGCGAAGCATAAGCTCATAGTCGGTATAGGCATTTACCATGCCGACAAAATCGTCGGACGTGATCTCGCCTATGTCTATGCGACGATAGAGACTCTGAAGTTCGGCGTTCATCTCGCCGGGTGTCGGCATGTCGCGCTGCTTGCGGTCATAACCTGCAAGCGTGTTCTCGTAGTGCTGCCAGACGGCCACGGCCTTATCGTCGGCGGTGATCTCGCGACGGGACCGAATGTCTTCGAAGAGCTGTTCCCACTTCTGAAGCTCTGGATAGAGCCGCTGCTTCGCGACTGTCTCGTCCTTTGTGCGGAGAGAGACCTTCTTGTCCTCGCTGCCGAAGTGCTCCTTCAGGTCTGTCGGGAAGTAGATACGGGCATAGTAGGTGCCGCCTTCGCGGCGAATGAGGTTGGAACGTCGTGCCAT